AGGGGTAATGATGTCTGAATTATTATTGGATTTAAAAGGGGACTTGCGTTCAGTTGCCGAAGTAATTGGACGACAAAAAGCATTGTATCTGGTTAGCCAGTCACCTAAGTACAAGGCGGAAAAAAGAACAGGGGTTGGGCAGCTTTTTCTATATGTGCCACAGGCTGCACGTTTAAAGATGGATCACAACCTTGTAAATATTCTAGGCTATGACGATGCACATAAGCTTTGCAGAGTTTTTGGTGGTGAATTACTTATCCTATCTCAATGTAAACATATCCTTATTAAAAGCCGTAATTCAGGCATCAAATCCATGCTTGAGCAAGGCTTTAAAATTGATGAAGTTGCTCAGTTTTTTAATTTATCAACCAGAACCATAAGGACGACGGCATATAGTTGAAAAGACGTTTACCCTGCCAACTATCCGGAAATACCAGATAGTTGGCACCATCACCAATGCCTAAACCAATGTGTGAAAAAGTGAATAATGAAGTAATCACTAGAATTACACCAAAATAATAAAAAACAGCCTTTTAGAGACAAAGAAGAATGTCATTTCCAGACTGGTTAGCAGCTGTAATGAAGTATTTAACTGAACTCCAATATTTTATTGCAGGATTGATGGGGGCAGCCGTGGCAACTCGATACAACAAAGAGCAGCTTAAAACACCAAGAGACTACGCCGTGTTTCTGTTGTCAGGTGCTTTCACTGCGCACTATCTCACTCTATTGATCATGTCCTTTTTTAAGCTTGAGCCAAATCATGCAGGTGGTATTGGCTTTTTGACTGGTGCATTGGGTGGTTTAATTTTCCAAGAACTATTCCAATGGGTGAAATCAGGTGCTTGGAAAGAGATGGGATTTTTCAGTTATTTGCTGGAAATGTTCAAAAACTGGGTGAGTAAAGGGCGTAATAAATGACAGATTTTAAAAATAACATCACGCGCTTATTGCGTGGCGAAGAGGGTGAAGTTCTTACCGAATATAAAGATCATTTGGGTTATTCAACCATTGGCGTGGGTCGTTTGATTGATAAGCGCAAAGGTGGCGGAATTACAGCTGAGGAATCGGCTTATTTACTTGGCAATGATATTCAGAAGCGAATGACCGAGCTTGAACGAAAAATTCCTTGGATTACTACACTCAATGATGCCCGACGTGGCGTTTTGTTGTCTATGGCATTTCAAATGGGTGTAGATGGGTTATTAGGATTTAAGAATACTCTTGAGATGGTGCGTACAGGCCGCTATGAGGATGCGGCCAAAGGCATGCTCAACTCAAAATGGGCAAAGCAAACTCCACAGCGTGCTAAACGCCATTCTGAGCAAATGCGTACAGGCAATTGGATTATTAAGGATGGCTTTTAATGAATCTTAGATTTTTAGGCCTTGTTGTCTTAATTGCATTTGTTTCATTCATGACGTGGTGTGGCTATGACTATGGTTACAACCAAGCAAAGGGACAACAGATCCAAAGTTACCAAGAAAAGATTGTGCAACTTACGACACAGGCTGACGCTGCACTTAAGCGAGAGCGCGCCGTTAATGTAAAGCTAGTTGAGTTAGAAGCTTCGTATCTTGATAAGCAGAAGGAAATACAGGACAATGCGAATCATACTATTAATGAGTACCGTGCTAGCAATCTCAGCCTGCGCGACTCACTCAAATCAAAGCAGTGCCCAGCTGTTTTGTCCGCAGTTGCCAGCACCACCAGCAGCGGTGATGCAGAAACAACAGGCGGACTTCTCGACACAGATGTCGAATTTCTTATTCGTCAAGCCGCAAGAGCAGACGAAGTGACCGAGCAGCTAGAGGCTGCACAGCAACTCATCAAGCAAGATCGGGAGTTGTGTAATGGTCAAGGCTAATATATCTCATTGTTTTAATAAATTAATTTCTGTAGGTACTTCCTCGGGGGCACCCCAAGCGGGGGCAAAGACCTCGCAGGATTTCATATCTGCGTGAATTTTAAAATCACAACAAACTACTATATCTCAATATAAATTTGGGCTGGAAAATGGGTTGGTATGGCGGATGCTAAAAAGGGTCAGATCGTAAACAGGACGGGGCTTTCAGACGTTTTTGGAGTTGCCTTAACCACGATTGATTCTTGGGTTCGTCAGGACTGTCCAGTTGTAGTCCGAGGGCGTGGAAAAGGGCAAGAATGGCAGTTTAATACAGCGCATATTGCCAAGTGGCTCCAAGATAAAGCCGCCGATGAAGCTTCTGGTGAAGTCATCGATGACATTAATCTATTAAAAATAAGAAAAGCCAAAGCAGAAACAGAATTGGCTGAATTAGAGTTGGCGGAAAAGAAGGGTGAAGTTGCCTTAATTGCCGAATTTGAACGTGCTCAATCTATCGTTTTCGGGACCATCCGTTCAAACATGATGAATATCCCACAGCGTGCAGTCCTACAACTACTCGGTGAAACGGATGCGCGTGTTTTTAAGGAAAAGCTCAAGGCTGAAATTGTACTTGCTTTAGAGTCGGCGGCTGATGCTGAATTGGAGGAAGATGAAGATGTCTGATTTATCCATATTCAGTAATTTTTATTCAGTCATTGATGCTTTAAAGCGCTCAATGTCTCATCTTGTCCCACCTGCTGAAATCAAGCCCAGTGAATGGGCAGAGAAAAACATCAAGATTCCTGTGGGTAATGCGATACCGGGTCCAATCAATTTTGATAACGCCCCTTATCAACGCGGCATGATTGATGCCATTAAGGAATATGGAGTTCGCCGTATTACTTATATGACTGGGGCACAGCTTGGTAAAACCACCATTCAGCAATGTGCCACGGGCTATTTTATTGCGCATGAACCCAAGTCACAGATCTTTGTGCAACCGACTCAAGGTGATGTTCAGACCTTCCTTGAAACCAAGCTACGCCCAATGATTGAGGCAAATAGATCCATCGCGCAAAAGATGGCAAAGCCTCGAAGCCGTGATGGTGTGAATAACAGCCGTATGATTTCTTATATCGGTGGTTGGTTAATGTTTTCATGGGCGGGTTCACCTAAGACTCTACGCTCACGATCTGCACCCATTACACATGCTGATGAAATTGATGGGATGGAAGCAACGGCAGAGGGAGATCCAATTGAATTGTTGGCTCAGCGTTCTGCAACCTTTGGTGATCAAGCCCTAAGAACAGAATCCAGTACACCGACTGTTAAGGGTGCGAGTCGGGTTGAATCGGCTTATTATCGTGGGGATCGTCGCCGCTATTATGTGCCATGTCCCAAATGTGGCGAAGCTCAATACCTGAAATGGGAGAATGTTTGGTGGGATGGTCGAAGATCTACCACCATTCAAGATGCACGTGAAGATATTGATCAGCAGCATCTAACCGAGACAGCAGGGTATCGCTGTGAATGTTGCAATGAGGTGTGGTCGGATGGTGAACGGATTGCTGCCATTCGTAATGCAGAAAAACTAGGGCATGGCTGGAAAGCCGAGCTACCTTTCAAAGGGCATATCAGTTTTCATGCGCCAGAGATGTTGTCTACCTTCCGTAAGATGTCGGATATTGTCCAATCCTACTTAGATAAGTTGGCACTGGATGATTTACAAGTCTTTGTGAATGTCTCTTTAGGGGAAACCTTTGAAGAAAATGCAGATAAGGTAGATTCTGAGTCTTTACAAGCCCGAGCAGAAGAATATAAAGCCACTGTACCTGCGGGTGGGGTCTATCTTACTTGTGGTATCGATATGCAGATGGATCGGCTTGAACTTGAGATAGTTGCATGGGGTGTTGGGGAAGAAAGTTGGTCCATTGATTACCGCGTGTTGTGGGGTGATCCACTCGGTGATGAAGTTTGGCAGGACTTGGATGATGTTTTGGAAGAAACCTATATGCATGAGTCTGGGGCACAACTCAGTATTTCTTCAGCATGTTTAGATACTGGTGGTACCAATGGTTATACCCAAGCGGCTTATGAATATGTGAAAAGCCGTCGGAATCGAAAGCTATTTGCCATTAAAGGGCGTGGTGGCTGGGGATTGCCGATTGTGCAAAGTCCGCAACGTAAACAGTCGGGTAAGGATAAGCGTAAAATTGACCTATTTATTGTGGGAACGGATGAAGCCAAGTTGGTTGTTTCACGCCGTTTAACGTTAGATAAAGGTGGACCTGGTTATTGTCATTTTCCTATTCAACGAGAGACAGAGTGGTATAAACAACTTACTGCTGAAAAACTGGTGCTGAGATATCTCAAAGGGCAGCCAATACGTGAATGGCATAAGCCAGACCGTGCGCGGAACGAGGGCTTGGACTGTCGTGTTTATGCGTTGGCAGCTTTAAAAATTATGCAGCCAAACCTTAAGCGGATTTCTGAGCGTTTGCAACAGCAAGATATTGAAACACCTAAAGATCAAGAAATTAAACCCACCAATACAGCTAAAGCAGTGGTGCGCAAAAGGGTGCAAACCGCAATTTCAACACCGACCACCGTAGTGAAAAAGAAAAAAGTATTTGGGAATAAAAAGTAAGTGAAATACTGAATAATGAAAAAAATATGCTGATTTCCGAAGATAGCCTTATTCGGCACACTTCGGTCATCATCATTCATGAGTTGTATTCGATTTCCAAAACAAATTACCGCAGGGCTCACCTTTAATTTTAAGGTGAATCTGACGGCTTATCCTGCCTCTAGTGGTTGGTCACTGATTGCTTATTTACGTGGTGAATCTGTTATTGATCTACAGTCACAGGCAGAGGGTAACCAGCACACTTTTAATATTTCCGCACAAACCACCAAAACTTATACCGCAGGTCATTACAGCTATTCACTTCGAGCAATCCATACATCAGGCACAGTGGATGAGCTTGAATCAGGTGTGGTCGAGATAAAAGCTGACCTTGCATCTATCTCAGGTAATTCTGATTTACGAAGTCACGCGCAAAAAACCTTATCTGCTTTGGAAGCGGTGATTGAGGGGCGTGCCAGTTTAGACCAAGAACGCTACCGCATTAATAACCGTGAACTTTACCGTATCCCAATGGAAACGTTAATTAAATTGCGGAATCAGTACCATGCTGAAGTTTCTCGGGAACGTGCCAAAGCTTCGGGGAAAAGCGTGTTTGGTCAGGTTATACGGGTCAAATTGAGGTAATTACTAGTGCTGAATATTTTGAAACGCCAAATTGCAGAAGTCCCGAATGTTACACAGATCAATGATGTGAAAGATCATGATTCCGTGGTGAAAAAAGGTAGCCGAGTTTTCCGTAATGCCATGCGTTGGTTTAAAGCAGGTGTGAATGATCGTCTAACTTCAGCTTGGCCATCAACGCCGTTACCTGCAGATTTAATTGTCGAACGATACCAACGTACTTTGGTTGCACGTAGTCGAGAGCAATGTGCCAATAATGACTATGGTCGGAACTATTTGCGCTTAACCCATCAGAATATTGTGGGTCCGCAAGGGGTAACACTACAGGCACAGATCCGCAATGCCCAAGGGAAATTAGACAATAAGCTATGTGATGCTGTTGAGCAGGAATGGGCAAATTGGAATAAAAAACATCACTGTGACATTCAGGGCAAAAAATCCTGGCGTTCTATTCAACGTTCTTCTGTGATTTCAGCAGCCAAAGATGGTGAGTTCTTTGTACGGATTGTTCGCGGTGCAGATGCGGGGAACTATGGTTTTGCAGTACAGATGATAGATGCCCAGCGTTGCCCGATCATGTATAGCGCAAAGCTTTCAGGTGGTCGCTTTATTCGTCAGGGCATTGAGTTTAACCAATTTGGACGTCCGATCGCTTATTACTTTGATAGTGATTCAGAAGAAGAAAAACACTATCGCTTTGGTTCAGGAAATTATATCCGTGTGCCTGCAGAGCACATCATTCATGGTTATTTAGAAGAAATTGTCGGGCAAAAGCGCGGTCTACCATGGACTGCGACAAGCCTGTTCCGCATGAAGCAGCTTTCTGAATTTGAAGATAGTGCGATTACCAATGCGCGGATCTCCGCCAATAAGATGGGCTTTATTCAATGGAAAGAAGGGCGTGGACCAGAATTCGATCCTGAAGAGGATGAAATCATCATTGAAAGCCAAGCAGGTGAATTTCCAGTTTTGCCAGATGGCGCTGAACTTAAAGAGTGGTCTCCCAATTATCCAACCGGTGAATTCTTGCCATTCCATAAAGCCATGCTGCGTTCAATGGCTGCTGGTATGGGTGTGCTTTACAACAATTTAGCCTCTGACCTTGAAGGGGTGAATTTCTCAAGTATTCGTCAGGGCACTTTAGATGAGCGCGAGCACTGGAAAGAACTTCAACAGTGGTTGATCGAAGCTCTAATCGAACCTGTTTATTACGCATGGCTGGAATATGCCTTGCTTAAGGGCTTGATTAAGAAAGGCAATGTAGCACTCAAAGCCGTTGATATTGAGCGATATACCCAAGTGAGTTGGCAGCCACGCCGTTGGGCTTGGATTGATCCATCAGCCGATGTGACTGCAGCAGAAAAGTCAAAGAACAACATGCTCACGTCCGCAGGGGCAATCATTCGTGAACAAGGCAAAGATCCACAAACGGTATGGGCAGAAATTGCCCGTGACACTAGAGCCATGATTGATGAGTTGGTGGCGCAGGGCATTAGTAAAGAAATCGCCGAAGAAATGGTTTTGGCAAGTATGGGTAAAAAGCAAACTGGCGCAGTAGGGCGACCAAAAGAGGGCATGTAATGAAAATGACTAAACTGTCGAATTGTATCGCTGCGACCAATTCACATGCAGTAATACTAAAAAAAACAAGAGCTATGGGACCAACAAGAATTGATCCGCAAGTTATTTGCAATATTCTGCAAGGATCAAACCTCAAGCGAGATGCCGCTCAAACTAAGCCTTTGCCAGATTTCAATAAAGACAAACTGGTTCGTAATTATATCGTTGATGATTTTAAGGTTGATACGGAGAAGCGCACGGTCGAGCTTTCATTTTCCAGTGAAACAGAGGTGGGACGGTGGTTCGGTGTAGAAATTCTTGATCATAGCCAAGGGGCAATTGATTTTACACGTTTGCTTAATCGGGCACCGTTTTTGATGGATCACAATTCCCGTGATCAGGTCGGCGTAGTTGAAAGTGCATGGTTGGATCAGTCTCAACGTAAAGGGCGTGCATTGGTTCGTTTGAGTAAGTCCGCACGTGGTGAGGAAATCCTTCAGGATATTAACGATTTAATCCGAACCAATATCAGTGTGGGTTACACCATTCAGAAAGCCATTCTAAAAGAACAGCGTGAACATGACGATGTTTATTTAATTACTGGTTGGCAGCCTTATGAAATTTCATGTGTTTCTATTCCTGCGGATACCAATGTGGGTGTGGGTCGTTCGAGTGAAAAACTGAATAATGAAAATAATCCTGCGGTTCCACAAAATGAGCCTATAGCAATTATTCCAACGAATCAGCAAAGAGCAAATCGTATGAATTGGGACTACTTTACAGATAAAGATGGCAACCAAGTGCGTCAACGCCTCAACGATAAAGGTGAGCGTTATGGCGAAATTGAATTAGTACGTGCAGTCGGTGATACGGCAGAACGTGGCGCAGAAACTGAACGTAAACGTGTCGGTGAATTGATGCAATTGGGTGAGCGTTTTGGCGCGGGTGATTTGGTGCGTCAATACATCGATGAGAATAAATCTCCAGCTGACCTTCAGAATGCAATTTTAGAGCGTATGAGTGGCAATCAAGGCAAGCCTATTACTGAAAAACCGAAAGGGAATAATGCCAATATTGGTTTAACAGGTGATGAAGCACGTTCATTCAGTTTGATGCGTGCAGTACGTGCCATGTTGCCAAATGCAACGCAAGCCGACCGTGAAGCTGCAGCATTTGAGCTGGAATGTTCGGAAGCTGCACAACAAGCTTATGGGCGTACTGCTCAAGGCATCTTAGTTCCTGCGGATGTGCTTAGCCGTGTGTTTGAAGTAGGCACTTCATTAAGCGGTGCAAATTTAGTGGGTACTGAGCATCGCTCGGATATGTTCATTGAAATGCTACGTAATCGTTCAACCATCATGAACTTAGGTTTCATTATGGATGGCTTGGTCGGTGATGCTGAGATTCCAAAGCAAACTGGCGGTGCAACGGCTTATTGGTTGGGTGAAGAGGAAGAGGTTACAAGTTCTAATCCTACCACTGGTCAATTAAAACTTAGCCCTAAGACCGTGGGTGGTCGCGTTGAGATCAGCCGTAAGTTGATGCAACAAAGTTCACCTGCTGCAGAGCAATTGGTTTGGAATGACTTAAACCGTGCCTTAGCTTTGAAAATTGATAAAGCAGCTTATTACGGCACTGGTGGAGACAATCAGCCACTGGGTTTAAAAAATATCTCGGGTGTGAATGCAGTGAGCTTTGCAGCGGTGAACCCAACCTTTGCTGAATTGGTACAGATGGAATCGGAAATTGCTTCAGACAATGCCGATGTTGATCGCATGTCTTATGTGATTAACGCTGCAATGCGCGGCAATTTTAAAACTTCTGCCAAATTTGGATCTGGTACTGAAAGTACGATTTGGGAACCAGGTAATACCGTGAATGGCTACCGCACAGAAGTGACCAATCAAATTGAAGCAGGTGATGTGTTCTTCGGGAACTTTGCAGACTTGATCATTGCGATGTGGGGCGGCTTGGATCTAACCATCGATCCATATTCATTAAGTGCGAAAGGTGGTTTACGTATTGTGGGCTTCCAAGATGTGGACTTCGTTTTGCGTAATACCGAATCAATCTGCTACGGCAAGAAAACAGTTTAATTGATCAGCCACTGCGGTGGCTTTCCTCTCTAATTTTGTGAGCATATATCCATGAAAACAAATGTCGTAATTGCCTTAACTTCTGCGGTAGTGATTGAAGGTGAAATTCGTAAAAAGGGCGATGAAGTTGAAGTCTCTCATGCATT